AGCCGGCGAATGGTGGACGCGGAAAGTTAGCTGCGCTGATTCGCCGATGGTGAGCGACCATTACGTCGATGAGATGAAAGTGCGTTATGGCGAAGAGAGCAATGCGTTTCGTGTTCGCGTGTTGGGCGAGTTCCCTGCCCGCGACGATGACACGGTCATCCCGCTAGAGCTCGTTGAGAGCGCGCAGGTGCGCGACATTGAGATCAGCGACGATGAGCCGATCATTTGGGGGCTTGACGTTGCGCGATTCGGTAACGCCGCGAGCGTGCTCTGTAAGCGCCAGGGGCGCAAGATTCTGGCCATGCAGGATTGGCGGGGGCTCGACTTAATGCAGCTCACAGGCGCCGTAGTGGCCGAGTATGAGAGCTGTCAGCCCAGACAAGAGCCCATGCAGATTTGTGTGGATTCGATTGGCGTCGGGGGCGGCGTGTGCGATCGCCTGCGCGAGCTCGGCCTGCCGGCCGTTGGCATTAACACCGCAGAAAGCCCGGCCCTGCGCGGTACTTATATGAACCTTCGAGCGGAGCTCTGGTTCAAGCTAAAAGCCTGGCTGGAGGCGCGCGACGTGAACATGCCAAAGGACGATTTGCTTCTCGCGGAGCTCGTCGCTGTCAAATATAAGTTCACAAGTGCTGGCAAACTGCAGATCGAAAGCAAAGACGAGATGCGACGGCGAGGAATGGCGAGCCCCGACCGTGCAGACGCCGTCTGCCTTACGTTTGCGACTGAGGCCGCGACTGTGATCAAGGGCGGGGCGATGGCAAGCAACTGGCAGAAGCCTATCCGCCGAAACCTATCGGTCGTATGAAAAAGATTACAAGTGTAAACTTACGCAACTCATTTTGATTTGAGATAATTGAGCGTACCTTTTGCCCATATATGGGAGCGCTCGATGCCAAATACTCAAAATCCTAAGCCCTACCGCAACGGCCCTGGTGGCCATCGCGACGCCGCAGCCGACATCGTGATCATGCTCGGCATCGCTGACAAGAAGAAAAAGAAAGCCAAAAAGAAGAAATAAATGGCGTTGCTTGGAGCAGCTAAGCAGGCCGTCAAGGCGTCTTCTGACGCCGGCTTGCTCTCGCCCGGCATCCGGGCCTATCACGGCTCTCCGCATGATTTTGATCGGTTTAGTACAGGGTCGATCGGCACTGGTGAAGGTAATCAGGCATACGGGCACGGCCTGTACTTTGCCGAGTCTGAAGACGTTGCCAGAGGCTATCGCGACTCACTAACTAAGCTCCGCAAAGACGGCACAACGCCCGCGCCAAAGGACAGTATTGCCGGTTCGTATGAGGCTGAATACGGGCTCTCAGAATACGACTCTTTTCCAATGGCAACGCTCGATGATGTTAGAGAAACGATCGCATCAGACGCTGTCGATATTAGCAGCGACGTGAATGGGAACACGCGGTATGAGTTTTCAGACGGCTCCGGCTATCTCATAACGTCGGATGGGAAGGTGACTCCTTCAGGTCCGTTAAAAGGGCGCATGTATGAAGTTAACCTAAAAGCAGACGCAGAGGATTTGCTCGATTACGACAAGCCGCTCTCTGAGCAGCCTGACCTGCTCCAAAAAATAGATGAAAAGTACGGCGATCATGAAATCGTTCTAACGCAACTGGGCGTTGATTTAAGAAACAATCCAACCGGAATGGATTTGGCAAGCGCGCTAAAAATGTTGCGCGGCACCGAGCCAGGTCCACCTCCATTTTTGAGTGATATCGGTATCAAGGGCGTTAAATATGCCGACGCTTTCACCCGCCATAAGTCGCCTGATAAGCAATCAAAGAACTACGTTATTTTCGATGATCGACTAATCGACATCGCTCGCAAGTACGGCGTCACGATCCCGGTTGCCGCAGCAATGCTGCAGCAATCGAACGAAGCTGAAGCTGGCTTCCTCACTACGCCAGCGAATCTAATTCGACTGGGGATGCTGACAACCGAAAGCGCACAAAATCCTAGCGCCGTTAAGTCGGCAATGACCAAGTACGACAAAGCGATGCGCGAGAGCAGGGCTTTCAGAGCTCGCGAAAAGCTGCGAGCTGACGTTGAAAACCAAACGCAAACCCTCGATATCGGCGAGCGTAACTTGCTAACAGTCGATGACCTGGTGGGCAAGGTTGGCGTTCCTGTATCGGGCGACACGAGCACCACGGGCAAAGTGATTGAGACAATCGGCGGCGTGAATTTAGAGTCGCCTGTCCAGGTTGAGGGCGGCAGCAACTTCCCGCTGCGTTACCAGGACCAAGGCTATGGCTGGGCCTCAATGGCAGACGCTGCGCGCAAGAAGCAGGGTAACTTTGCTTTGGCTGCAGATGAGACCGGCATGGAGCCCGTTGGTATCTTTTCGGCGATGGGCAGGGAGGCTGTTAACTTCAGCACGCCGGTCGCTGAGTCCATGCTTCAACAAGCGCGCTCGCTGCCGATCAAAAAAGGCGACCTAAAGAAATTCGATACTGAGCTAAGAAAGCAGCGCCCTGAATGGGTAGGCATCGGTCATCCCGATGCAATGGACCAGCTAATGGGGCGCGGTGAGTATCCGCAGAAGGGCGCCGGCAAACTGCGCTCGATGTTCGTTGAAGAGATGTCTAAGTCGCGCTATCGCGATGTTGGGTTCCCGGTAAAAGGCGATGCGCACTCTGAGATATTGCAGCCTGAGCTCGCAGACGCAGATATCGGCAGCTCTGGGTTTAGCATTTTCTCTGCCGATCCTAATGCGCCTACCATGCCTAACGCGCCGCACCAGAGCTATGACACGATCATTCCTGGCACGTACATGGGCGGCTTAGAACAAAGCGTGCCAGCTCGCGTGATGTATCCCGATGTGTTTGCTGATCTCGACAAGGCAACGAACGTAGCGGGTCAGCCTTTTACTGAGTCGCAGAAGACCGGCTCCCTGGTTATGAACCCCAAGCTCTATCAGCCGTTCAACGAGCAATGGGCTGAGGGCGTTGATAACTACCTCCGCGAGAACCAACAACGCGGCGCCGCAACTCCCGCAGCAATGGCCGCAGCAGGCGGCGCTGGTTTGCTGGGCGCTGCCGCAATGAATCAGCCGTCACTCGCTGAGCAAGGCATAGGCGCGCTCGATGCGGCCGCTAACGCAGCGTCCGGGCTTGTTGCTCCCATTCTCTCAGCACCCAGCGCGATCACTCGATATGCAGCCGACAGGCTGATACCTGGCGTCAACTTTTCTGCAGAAGAAATGGCCCAGGCTCGCAAAGATGTTGAGGATATTTTCGATTACCAGCCTCGAACTGCGCTGGGCCAACAGTACAGCAACCAGGCGTTGATGGGTTTGGGCAGCTTGCTCGCGCCTGTCGTTGAGGCGTCAGAGGGCAGCAAGATTTTAGGTTTGCTCGGCGATGCTTACGACTACATCGGCCCTAAACGGCGAGAGCTGGTTAACGCACTACTAGATGTGAGCCCAATATGAGCGAAATAGATTACATCGACGATGACGAGCAGTTCATCGATGAAGACCCAGGCATGGATGAAGAGCAGATTGAATCGATCGCGCGTCTAGCGATTGAGGACGCTGTCGATTTCATCGACAACACGGTCAGCCCTGGTCGCGCAGAAGCCGCCGAATATTACAACGGCGAACCATTCGGTAATGAGCAAGAAGGCCGCTCAACTGCGATGACGATGGATGTGCGCGATACTGTGCAAGCCATGCTCCCGAGCTTGATGCGCGTTTTCTGCGGCAGCGATCACGTTGTCGAGTACGCGCCTCAAGGGCCAGAAGACGTTGAGGTCGCAAAGCAAGCGACCGACTACGTGAACTACGTGCTTAACCAGGACCAAGACGAGGCGTTTGTCTCGATCATGTACCAGTGTTTCAAGGACGCGCTCGTCAAGGGCAGCGGATTCCTCAAGTACTACTGGGATGAGTCTGACGAGGTTAAGACCTACGAATTGAAAGGGCTCGATGACCAGGCGTTAGCTGCTTTAAACGCAGACCCAAACATCGAAGTCAGAATGCTATCTAGCAGCGCGAGCAACGACCAGGTCGATTCGCAAACTGGTCAGCCGCAAGTGCTACATGACGTTTCTGTCATTCACCGAACGGTGAGAGGCAAAGTCAAAGTAGCGGCGGTGCCACCCGAGGAGATTCTCGTCTCGCGCCACGCTCGCTCCTTTGCGGACGCGGATTTAATCGGACACCGCCGCTACGCCACTGTTAGCGAGCTCGTCGAAATGGGTTACGACTTCGACACCGTAAGCAACTTTCAAACAGAAGACGACGACTTCACGCTCTACAACGTCGAAGCGCGCGAGCGCATGCTGAGCGAGCAAGACAATCGCGATTATTCAGATGACCCTGCGCGTCGCCGCGTTTTATACGTCGAAGCATTTATGCAAATCGACGTTGACGGCGACGGCATTGCTGAACTGCGCAAGCTGTGCTGCATGGGGCCGAACTACGAAGTGATGCGCAACGAGCCCGCCGATGATATTCCTTTTGCGCATTTCTGCCCTGATCCAGAACCGCATGCTTTCTTTGGTATGTCGATCGCGGATCTCACGATGGACATCCAGCGAATCAAATCGGCAGTACTACGTGCAAGCCTTGATTCTCTTGCTATGTCTACTCATCCAAGAGTCGGCATTGTAGAAGGCCAGGCATCACTCGAAGACGTGATGAACGTCGAGGCCGGCGGCATCATCCGCATGCGCAACCCTGGCGCGGTTGTTCCTTTCACGCTGCCCTATGTCGGCCAGTCGGCATTCCCGATGATGGAGTATCTCGATCAACTGAAAGAGAACCGCACCGGGATCTCGAAAGCCGCCGATGGTCTAGCGCCAGAGCAATTGCAATCTAGCACGCTCATGGCCGTCCAGCAGACGATCTCAGCAGCGCAGCAACGCATTGAGATGATCAGTCGCCTGTTCGCAGAAAACGGCATGACGCGCCTATATAAAGGTCTGCTTAGGCTAATCATCCAGTATCAAGATCAGCCGCGCATGATCCGCTTGCGCAATCAGTTTGTGCCGATGTCGCCCGATGTTTGGAACGCAGAAATGGACGTGGTGAGCAACGTCCACCTCGGTCGCGGCTCCGATCAAGAGCGAATGGGCATGCTGCAGCAGGTTGCTCAGAAGCAAGAAATGATCATGCAGCAACTTGGCCCGCAGAACCCGATGGTCAGCCCGACCAACTACTACGCGACGCTCACACAAATGCTAGAGCTCGCCGGGTTCAAGGACATCAATCGATTCTTCATGGATCCAACCCAAGCCATGCAGGCGATGCAGGCCCAGGCGCAACAGCAAGAGCAGCAGCCTGATCCAAACCAGCAACTGATCCAACTGCAAATGCAGGCGCTCCAGGTCGATATCCAGAAGAAGCAAGCCGAGCTGGAACTAGAGCGCGAGAAGATGATGCGCGAAGACGATCGGCGTCGAGATAAGGATGAGGCCGACATGGTCTTGAAGGCGGCAGAGCTTGAAGCGCGCTACGGCGCCCAGGTGAACATCGCTGAGATCAAGGCGAACGCCGATCGAGATCGTGAGGTAGTGAGACAAATTGCGGGTGCGGTGAATGGCCAAGTCTGAGCATCAGTACCTGGAGAACATTCAGCGAATGTTCGATGACCCCGACTTCCAAACTTTGACGGACAGGGTGAAGTACGAATTTTTTGAAGCGTGGCAACGTGAGCGCAAGCCTGATGAGCGGGAACGCATTCACGCGAAATTACAAGCACTCGACCAACTGATCAATGCTATGAGGGCGGCGGCAGACTCGATTGCTTTTGAAAAGCAAAGGAGCAACTGAAATCATGAGTGATAGAATTGAAGGCGAAGAATCTCCAGATCTGGGGATTTCTTCAGCGCAAAGCGCGATATTGGATATGTTGTCCCCCTCGGAAGAGGATACGGCAGAAGATTCAGAAGAGCGCGTTGACGAGTTCTCGGAAGAGGGCGAGGTCTTAGATGAAGCTGCAGAAGAGTACACCGATGAGGAGCTCGAAGCAGATGAAGAAGAGATCGATCTGGATGATGATGAACAAGAGCCAGACGAGCTTGAGACAGACGGCCAGACTTTCACCGTTAAAGTAAACGGAGAGGAAGTCGAGGTCGCACTAGACGAGCTCAAGGCAGGCTACTCACGTCAATCAGACTACACAAAGAAGTCGCAAGCATTATCGGAAGAACGTAAGTCGTTCGAGCAAGACCGGGATGCTGTGTTACTAGAGCGACAGCAATACGCCCAACTTCTTGGGGCACTGCAGCAACAATTGAACGGACTGGATGAGCCCGCCCCGGACTTCGACAAGATGTACGACGAAGATCCGATTGAGGCGACGCGACTCGAACGCCAATGGCAACAGCGGCAAGCTGCCAAGCAACAGAAAATGCAGGCGATACAACTCGAACAGCAGAGAGTGGAAGAGGCTAATCGACAGTATCAAATGCAGGCAATGCAGCAGGTCTTAGCCGAGGAAGTACAACGACTTCCCGACGTGATTCCCGAATGGAAGAACGAAGATGTTGCGGCGAAAGAACGTGAAGAGCTCCGTGAGTACTTGATTAACTCGGGTGTTGCAGAAGAAGAATTGCAAGCCTTAGTTCGCGCAAACCACATCAAAGTGCTGCGAAAAGCAATGCTCTACGACCGAGGCCAAAAGCGCGTAAAGCGCGCAACAAAAGACGGCCGTCGATCCAGAGTGGTTAGACCTGGCAGCAGCCAGGCGCAAGCCAAGCCAAGTTCAAGGAAGCAGAAGTCAGCTCGTCAACGTCTTGCACGGAGTGGTCGCATGGATGATGCGGCCTCATTACTTGAATCGATGCTCTAAGGAATTAATCAATGGCTATCGTAACTAACACTTTCACGAAATATAGTGCCGTCGGCATTCGTGAAGACCTGGCGAATGTAATTTTCAACATCTCGCCACAAACGACACCTTTCGTGTCAAACATGACCAAGCGACGCAAGGTCACCAACACGTTCTTTGAATGGCAGACTGACTCGCTCGCGGCTGCAGCAGCTAACGCACAGATCGATGGTGATGATCTGTCTTCTTACACTGCAGTGACTGCGACTTCTCGACTCGGTAACTACACGCAGATCATGCGCAAGGACTTCATCATTGCTGACAACCTCGGCGGTGCATTAGACCTCGCTGGTCGCCGATCAGAGATCGCTTACCAACTCGCTAAGAAGGGCGACGAGCTCAAGCGCGACATGGAGTTCAACCTTTGCGGTGTGAACCAGGCTGCAGTGGCTGGTAACAACACAACCGCTCGCAAGACTGCTTCTTTGTCTGCGTTCATCAAGACCAACACTTCGCGCGGCACAGGCGGTGCAGATCCCACAGTATCAAGCGGCGTAGTTAACGCTGCCGCTACTGACGGTACGCAGCGCGCCATCACTGAAACTTTGCTCAAGACTGTATTGCAATCGGTATGGTCAGAAGGCGGTGAGCCCAAGATGGCAATGGTTGGTCCTCACGTTAAGACTGTGATCTCTGGCTTTGCTGGTATCGCGGCTCAGCGTTACATGGCTCCCAGCGATAGTCCTACAACTATCATCGGAGCAGCAGACGTTAACTCAGAACTAGGCGTCGCCGCGTAGGAATGCGCGGGCAATAAGGTGGTGAACTCAGTGGACATCTCTCGACAGACAATACTGAGCCAAGCTCGCGAAAGCGAGAAGGTGCAACGACTATCCCGAAAGGGAGTAGGGCCAAGCGGCTCGAAGCGCCACCCATCCAGAACGGATGAAGATATAGTCTCATCTGCATGGCGACATGCAGCAGCCCAAAAGGGCGGGAACGAGTTAGCGACTCGTTTTGAAGAATCCTGCTACATGAGTGACTTCGGATCTGTACAGATCGTGCCTTCTCGTTTCTCACGAGCACGCGACTGCTACATCGTTGATCCCGATATGTGTGAACTGGCTACGCTGCGTCCTATCCAGAGCGAAGAGCTCGCTAAGACTGGTGACGCAACTAAGTACATGCTTCTTGCTGAGGTCGGCCTCCAGGTCAACCAGGAAGCAGGTCTTGGTGTAGTGGCTGATTTGTCAACCAGCTAATAGGTGAAAGGTGAAAGATGGAACATCGACGCACACTAAACATTGACGAGATCCTTGGCACGCAGACTGATTTTGTCTACGAGTCTGGCGATTCATTGAAGGATGACCAGATCATCATCAGCGAGTCGCAGGACGTGACAGCAATCATCGAAGCGAACAAGCGCTCTGCTAATGAAATCGACAAGCACCAAAAATATGGTGAGTGGTCGAAAGTGGCGTCGATACCATTGAACCTGTACTACGACTTGAAACGGCAGGGCATCGTTGATGACCCTGCCCGTTTTAAGAAGTGGCTGAACGATTCTGACAATCGCTTTTTTAGGACGAGAGGAGGCCGCGTCTAGTGGCAGTCACGACCTATTCAGAATTGCAGGCGGCGGTCGCGGATTGGCTAAACCGCACGGACCTCACGTCGGCAATCACAGATTTTATTTCGCTCGCTGAGGCAGAGTTCCAGCGAACAATCCGTCATCGAAAGATGATCACTCGCTCCGACGCAACAATCGACAGCGAGTATTCGGCGACGCCGGCAGACTGGTATCAGAGCGTGTCGCTGGTTTTAAAAACAGACCCGGTGCATCCGCTTGAGTATGTAACGAACGAAGCGATGAACGAGCTCAAGAGCTCTAGCAGCGCAACGGGCAAGCCGAACTACTACACGCATGTCGGCACTGAGATACAGGTATTCCCAGCGCCGGACGGCACGGGCTACACGGGCGAGCTCGTTTACTACGGGAAGATCGACCCGCTCACTGACAGCAACACGAGCAACTGGTTACTCGATATCGCGCCCGACATTTATCTATACGGCACGCTCGTGCAAAGCGCGCCTTACTTGCGCGATGACGAGCGAACTGGCGTGTGGGCATCGCTTTACCAAAAAGGAATTGAAGAGCTGATCGTTTCAGATCAGAGAACGCGCGGGCAGACATCTGTGCGCATGAAGACGAGGGCATTGCAGTAATGGCATTCACTGACTATTTAGAAAACAAACTGGTCGCGCACACTTTCTCAAACACCGCGTACACGTCGCCTACCACGGTTTACGTGGCGCTCTACACGGTCGCACCGACTGACTCAACGTCTGGCACGGAAGTAAGCGGCGGCGCCTACGTGCGCCAGAGTGCGGCGTTCACAACGACTGGCAACGCAGCGACCAACTCGGCAGCGATCGAGTACCCAACTGCGACCGCAAGCTACGGCACGGTCGTGGCTGTCGCGATTCTTGACGCATCAAGCGGCGGCAACATGCTTGCCTACGCAAGCCTCGATACCAGTAAAACAATCGACACCGGGGACGTCTTCCGAATCCCGGCTGGTGACTTGGATATCACGCTCGACTGATGACTCAACCGACTGGATACGGATATGGCTCTTGGGGCTTTGGCAGATATGGTGAATGGAGTTACATCGATGCCTCCGCGACTGTCGCGGCGAGCTCAGCATTTTCTGCGGATAGCGAACGAGTCCGAGAGGGATCGGCTACAGGAAGTAGTACGTCGAGCTTCACAAGTGCTGGGCAGAGAGTACGAACTGGCAGCGCGACTGTCTCGGCAGCATCGACCTTCACAGCCTCCGCGTCGCGAGTCCACCCAGGCGCAGCAACAATCGCAGCAAGCTCAACCTTCACCGCAGACTGCGAGCGAATCCAGAACAGTAGCGCTAGCGGCACGAGCACATCGAGCGCTAGCGCGGCGGCTTACGTTGCTTCGGTTGGCTCTGCGACGATCGCGGCAACATCTGCATTCTCTGCAAGTGCGGGAGAAGTGCGTTTTGGCTCTGCGAGTATCTCAGCTAGTTCTACTGTCACTGCTATTGGCGAGCTTAAATGGAATACACAGGGCGGTGCATCAACGGGTTGGAGTGCTCAAGGATCAGCTACCAACACATGGACAAATCAAACAAGCGCTTCGACGGATTGGTCGGAAGCTGCATAGGAGTTAGGCAATGGCATCCACGTACTTAAATGACCTTCGCATCGAGGAGCAAGCGCAGGGAGAGAACAGTGGCTCTTGGGGCAACAAGGTGAACTCAGCTTTTTCGCAAATCGCTGAGGCGTTTAGCTATGGCACTAAGCAACTAGCCGCCGACTCGAATGAAACGTTCACCATGCCAGATGGCACTAGCGACGGCACTCGATCGCTCTATCTAAAGATCACGTCTGCTGGATCTCTGACTGCGACGCGCACGGTTACGCTTGGCCCTAATACTGTTAGCAAGCTTTGGATTATTGAGAACGCTACGACCGGCTCCCAATCGATAACCATCGCCCAGGGCTCTGGCAGCACGGTCACGATCCCGACCGGCGCAGTGAAGATGGTTTATTCAGACGGCGCCGGGTCCGGCGCTGCCGTAGTGGATGCGTTAGTGGACTTGCATTTAAGCGGCTCGACCAACCTTGCTTCCTTGAATGTGGACGGCACTGTGTCTGCTGATGGGCTGACTGTTGATGGGTCTGGCGGTTTCGGTTTAACAGCGCCCACAATCTCAGAAGGCTTCCAGATTCATGTAGACGAGGCTGGAAATGGAGTATGGGGCGGGTTCGGTAATGTCTACCTGACTTCAAACTATAAGTTTAACTCTACCAATAAATTTGCTGGCACGGGTTACGCTCAGATCCTTGAAGCCGTTCCGTCTACGGGTGCGTTTACATTTAAAACTTCTTCGGCGTCTGGGACTGCTGACGCTACTGCCACTATGCAGAACAGGTTGAACATCGCCACCAACGGAGACATCAGCTTCTACGAAGACACGGGGGTTAGTCAGTCTTTCTTTTGGGACGCTTCGGCAAAGTCGCTGGGGATTGGGACTAACAGTCCGTCTGACTTAATTACAATACAAAGTCCAGCTTCTGGTGGCGGCAATGGAATCACAATCAAGAGAAATGATAACGGCACTGACCAAAGAGTTGGTGCGATTTCGTTTGGCAATACAGTTGATTCAGACTTAGCTCAAATAACTGCACAAACTTCTGCTGGCAATAATGGCGATGGAAACTTGTTATTCCATACACAGCCTAATGGTGGAAGCAGTACAGAACGCCTCCGCATCGACTCAAGCGGCAACGTCGGCGTCGGTGTTACTCCTAGTGCTTGGTCTACGGTAACCGCATTACAAGTTGGAAATGCACACGTAGGCGCTCT